GTAAGCCCGCGTTACAAACTCTCCATCAATCGGGAAAGTCGCACATGCACATGATCACAATCACCGTTCAAGACGAACGGTTTAACGGTATCGAGATGACTGATGCGGACAAGAAGGCCGCCATCATGGACATGCTTCTAAGTGGTGCCTATGACTTCAAGGACTCATACGTCAAGAGCCTCCAGATCGATATAGCTCCGGGTCAAATTCGTGCCGCGGCTTGAGTGACCCGTCTTCATCGAACCACAGAAACCCGATCTGGTCCTTGCCGCGATAGGACCAGATCGGTTCTCCACTCTCATCGAGCAGCCCCGTTTTTTCCCATCCGGGCTCCTCTTCGTAAACGGTCTTAGCCGCAGCCAGCGGGTCGTCGAGATCGACATAGAATGAGGGCTCAGACCTGATGGTCCCCGGCTTGACGCCCGCGAGCACGCGGTAGGTCTTGCGCGGCATGTCAGCCTCCCGTTTTACGGAGGCGGCGAACGACGATCTTGCCGCCGCAGGTCGGCGACCACTTGATCGCCGCCCGGACTGCCTGGATCGCATTCGCTCCGACTTCCATCGCTCCCATAGCATAGTGGCCGCCGGCGCCGATGGCGTAGAACGGCGTGTTGAGGGGCTCGAAGAACCCTTTCTGGTCCCAGAGCTGCATCTTGCCGGCCGGGGTCACGGTCAGCATGTCGAACTTGAAGCGCGGCATCGGCTCGCGGCTATAGGCGTCGAGATCCTCGACATTGAAGAACCAGTCCATCACCAGGCGATCCGGCGGGCAGAGATTGCCGCTCACGGCCAGCATCCAGCCCTTGCGGCAGATGATCTTGACCGAGTTCATCATCTTCACGTCACCCTCCTGGGTGACCATGCTGTCGGCGGCCATCACGCCGTTTCGGTAGGCAATTACGGTCATTGGTCGGCTTCCTACCCCATAGATGCTAGTTGGCCCTGTGCTTGGCGTCGTCGATCTGGAGTTGTTTGATGGCATCGAGCTGGCCCCAGCAAGCGAGACGGCCAGCGCGTTCGTCAGCGCCCCAGTAAAACAGAGTGCGGGCATCGGTCTGGGTCGGGACCTCGACATCGGGCCCCTTCGCCAGGAGATCTCCGGGAACGGTGATGTAGGCGGTCTTGATCTCGGGCGGCGGCAGTTGGGCGCAGCCAGAGGCCAAGAGGACGAGCATGAAGACGGTCGACCAGCGCAGCATGACCGGGATCTCCCTACTGGCCTGAGGTTTCGGGGTGACGGAGCAGCTCCAGCCCGCGGGCAATGGCGGGATCAGGAGGGCAGGCCGGCGCCGGCGGGGCATTTCTTACAGCCTCCTTCGCGTTCGCGGCCGCCTTGAGCTGGGCGATCTCCACGGCATGAGCCGTCTCGCGGGCGACTTCGGCATTGGCGTCGTGCTGCTTGACGGTCTCGAGGGTCTTGGCGGTCTCGATCGCGGCCTTCCGGTATGATTCCGCGGTCGCCTGGAGCTCGGCATTGGCTGCCACGTCGCGCGTGTGGATCCACCATAGGCCGGCGATGGCGATGACGAGCGCCACGACCGCGACCAGGACCTTGTTCTCCCAGGCCCATTTCGCCATGCCCATGATGAGCTTGGTCCAGTCGAGTGCCTTCAGGAGGCCGAGGATTGCGGCGATGCTCATCGTCTGCTCCGGAGTTTCTTGAGCCAGCCGAGCTTCTGCTTCGGCTGGGGCCGGTAGTCCGCGATGGCGCCTGATGGCGGCGTCGGGATGGATTCCGGCAGGCTGGGGCTGCTGATGAGCCCGAACTCGCGAGTCGTCCGGCCCGACCAGTTGGCGCCCATGTTGATCATCGACTCGCTCTCGAGGTGGATGCCGACGATCTCGGGTATCAGTGCCCGCTTGGCCCTTGGCCATTTGCGGCCCATCGGCATGTCGCCGCGGTCGGCCTCGCCATGCTCCGGGTAGGTGTCGACGCCGGTCTCTCCGGCATTCCAGAGCTGGAAGAAGCCGATGGGAAGCCAGCCCTCCTCAGACAGCTTCCCGACGCGAACGCCGAGGGGAAAGGCATTGGCCTGGATGAAGGTGTCGCAGGAGTGCTGGACCTCCGGCTTGCTCACGTATCGCGTCCAGTCATCGAATGACCGGCACATGAGGCGGTCGATGCCGTAGATCATGTCGGGCTGCAGGTCGATCTTGCCGAGCATCTCCCTGCTGCGAGGCGGCAGGACGATGTCGGCATCGAGATGGCAGATCCAGTCGCGGCTGCCGAGCTGGCGCAGCCCCTCGTTGATGCCGGCGCACTTATTGAAGGTCGCTCCCTTCTTGTAGAAGGCGTTGGTGGTCAGGCACTCGACGTGGTTGTACTCACAGATGTCCCTGGTGCGCCGATCTTCCGGCGCCGTGACCACGACCATGCGGTTGAAGTGGGTCTTGTTGACCGGCAGCGTCCATGCCAGGAAATCGGCGTAGTTGACGCATACGGTGACGGCATCGATTCGCATCGAATTCCTACCTGGAAAGAGCCATGAGCGACCGCCAGCGGGCGATGCGCTCGACATAGGTGATGGTCTGCTGCGCGTCGGGTCCGGTGACCTGGCGCATGCAGGGGGCGATATCCGGCCACAGGAGCGCGTCCGAGCAGAGGCGCTGGGCACGAAGCACATTTCCCGCACCCGTGTTGTAGGACGCCTGGGCGAGCTCCTGGCGGGCTCCTGGAGGCCTGTTACGCGACCAGACGCGCCGCAGCTTCGCCATGTAGTAGGCGCCGCCCTCGATCGCCGGGCCGGCCAGGTGCCGGCTGACGACGCCGTAGCCGAGCTCGCGGGAGATCTCGGCCCAGGTCGCCGGCATGAACTGCGCCAGGCCTTCGGCCCCGACGCCGGAAGCGGCGTTCGGGTCGAGCTGGCTCTCCTGGTAAAGCTGGGCCTTCCAGTCGAGCCAGTCCGGATAGTCGCCCCACCAGTGGTGGACGGCGGACCTGATCTGGCTGTCGTACCTAGCCGTGAACGAATGAGCCAGCGAGCCAGCAGACGCCGAGGAAGCGCAGGCCAAGGTAGATAGCCAGAGCAATAGGATCGTCGGCCATCTTGTTGAAATGCTGGGAGAAGAGGCTCTTGCCCCGCGCGATCCGAAAGTCCAGCCAGAGCAGGACGAACCAGCCCACGACGAGGGCGAGGACCAGATACGCGAGATTGAGGACGCCTGATTGTAGAGCGATATCAAGCATTTGAGGCTCCGTTGTGCGAGGGGCATGGGGTCACCGAGGGGTGTCGGTTGTTCGTCTCCATAGTAAGCGCTTAGTGTCGAAAAGGCAAATCCTAGAGGACGTTCATCTTCACGATCACGTCGTCCACGGCGGTCGGCCCGGTATCCGTGTCCTCGAGCCGGGCGGTGATCGTGAGCGCGATCCCGGCCTTGAAATTGATGGCGCCAACCATCATCGCCGGCCCGGCCTGCGGGAACAGGCTGATCACCTGGAACGGCTTGTCGGTGGCCGGATCGGGCGCCGTCGCCTTGTCGTAGAGCTTGAGGTGGCGGACGAGCCGGCTATTGTTCCTCGCGTTCAGATAGACGATCTGGCCCGCCGAATCCTTGATCACGGTCGCGTTGATCGAGGCGTCGGATACGACCTGCCGGTGCGTTGAGCCAGGGTAATAGTTCGTCATGCTATGTCCCTCACAATGTAGTCGGCGACGGTCCAGGGGCTCGCGCCGGTGCTGTAGATCGCCCGAGCCATGCAGACGAGCCTGCCGGGGGCCGCAACAAAGGTAGCGCTCGTGCCGGTGATGTTGCTTCCGACATCCGGGGTGTATCCGACCGACGAGCGGACGCCGCCCTGCTCCCAGGCGAGTTCGATGCTGGAGAAGCTTCCCCACGTCCCGGCCGCGGTGTTGTCGTAGACGAAGGAGATCTGCATCGTGTGGGTCGGCCCGGCCGGCGTGGTGTCGACGATATTGACCTGAAACGGCGGCGCCCGAAGGTTGTCCTGCCCGGCGAGGGCGATCGGGAAGCCCTCGACATCTGCGATGTCCAGCGACGGAGTCCCGTCGGCTTCGAGGGCCTGCAGCTTGACGTAGATGATCTTGCCGATATCGCCCGCCGTGTAGGGGATGCGAAGCATGGTGTGGCCGCTGATGACGCCGAAGGTTGCGGAGGCATCAAAGCCGGCCTGGCCGTGCGCGACGTTCACGGTGCCGTATTGTCCCCGCCTGAGATATCCAATCTGATAGCCGCCACCGGCAATGCCGGCGACTGTGGCGAAGCCGACGATCTCCGGCTGCCCTTCATTCGCGGATCCCTGGCCCGAGACCTGGTACGTCATCCAGCCCTGACCATTACCCCACTGCTGCGGCTGGGTGCGGGTCAGGATCGCGATCGCGCCATCGATGTCCGCGTCGGCGGAGGTCGTGTCCGGGTTTGGCAGGCCTTCGCCGCTCGTCGTCAGCGTCAAGACGGGATAGCTCGTCTCTGCCGTGTCGGGATCGCTCCCGCCGGCGGGGATGCCGTTGAGAAACCGCCCCGATTGCATTCCGATGATCGTGCCGATTTGGGTATAGGTGGTGCCATCGTCCCAGGAGGTCCACACATTGCAGCCGCCGAAGTCGTTGGCGTAGCCGCCGAGCGGAAGGCTCTGGTGATAGCCGCCCGCGCCATCACTTCCGTTGTTCGCCTCGGCATAGCCGGTATTTGTGAAACGATAGCCGGGCGTCGTTCCACCATAGGAGCTGAGGCTCGCCGAGGTGATCGTACCGCCGGTGTCATCCGTGAAAATGCCGGCGGCGCGACCCGTCGAGACGACGGTGCTTCCGCCCTGGAAGAAATAGAGCGGCGCCCTGCCCGTGATTCCGCTGCCGTCGACATGGAGGTCCGGGACCGAGGCCGTTCCGAAAAGGGCGCAGTGAGAATCGTTCGTGATGTCGAACTCCGACCCGTCCGGCATGGTCAGGTCGTCATCGACGCCGACCCACAGATTTGCCAGAAGCCAGTCGCCGGCATTGAGATTGCCGTCCGTCCCGACCCGGATGCGACCCGAAGACCAACTCTGGGAGGGCTCGAACCCGGTGAGCCAGTTCCCGCGGAAGGCGTAGGGGATCGCATCGCCTGTCCAGGTGTAAGCCGTGCCGCCATTGAAGCGGACAATGAGCGTTGGAACGGATAGCGTGAAGTCCCATTGCCAGACTACGTTCCAGCTTGCACCTGACGTGATGGTGGATTGATCCATATAGGCGCCTGGCGGACGACCTGATCCGAGACTGGGCGCAACGCCATCCGGGTTTCCGGTCGCTCCGTTCAGGTCGAAGCCGAACTTGCTGAAGGAGCTGCCCCACCAGGCCGTGGCCTGAAGGTATTGATTCTGGCCTCTGTAGCCGCCGTAGATAGTGAAGATCTCGTGGTAGCCGTCGATAAATGGCGCGGACGCAACGACAGCCGGGTTCTGATACCAGAAGCTCACGACACCCTTGGCGCCGCGACCCTGCGCAGCCGCACGGCCAGGGCTCGATGCACCGATCCAGATCGCCGGCCCGGCAGAATCGAGAGCGCTCGGCGCATCGAAGAAGACCGGACTAATGTCGCCCGGAGCGGTCAGGCCGAGCTCCGGCGGCGGGGGCGGCAAGATGCTGATCGGAATGGCGACCGCGTCGTCGAACAGGTCGGCGTATTCGAGGAGCTCGAGCTCCACCGTGCCGGTGTTGTCGTCGGGCGTGATCGCGTCGACCCAGAACAGCTTGTCCGTGAACCAGTTCTCCGTCGCGTCACCGATCGTGAGCCCGACCACGTCGCCCGGCTCGAGGTTGAAGAACCTGCCGTCGGCCGTGCCGGTGACGCGCTTGCGCTCCTGCTGCGCCCGCCGGCCCATGTAGCTTGCCATCCGGTCGGCCTGGAACCCATCGGAGATCCCGATGAGCTGGACATCGCCTCGGATCTCGCCCCAGGTGCCGATGCTGTTGTCGTCCTTCCAGATCGCCGTGAGCGGGTCGCCGCCATACTGACCGCTGATGACCTCGTTCGTGTAGGTCAATTCGATGATGTTCGGCACCTGCAGGATGTCGGTCGTCGTGGCGCCCTTGGGCTCGAAGGTCGACCTGTCGAGATGGGCGACCGCCGTCTTCGACTTGGCGATGAAGCATTTCAGGATGCCGTTCGACTCGAAGGGCGCCGCGAAAGCGACCTGCATGATCGACTGGATCACGTCGATGTGGGAATTGTTGGCCTCGGTCCCGACCTCGAGGCCGATCGAGTAGCGCGGCGCATTGGCGCCGCCCGAGAAGGACGAGACGAAGATCGAGGCATTCTTGCGGGCAGCGATCGCGCGGACCTGATAGGGATAGGTGCCGGGCGTGGTTCCCGAGGTGTGATGGGTCGTTCCGTTCTTCTTGTAGGTGACGACGCCGCTGGTGCAGTCGATGGTGAGGGTGTCGCCGGCGCGGTAGCTGACCAGGTTGGTGACGAAGCTCCCGTTCTCCCAGACCTCCGCCTGGCCGACGCCGTTCAGGTGGATGGCGTAGTCCATCTTGATGAAGGTGCCGGGGCTGTCGATGTTGAGGCCGCGGGACTCCATGCCGAAAATCACGTTGTTGTGGTCGCCGAAGGGCGCAGAGAAGGGCTGGGCGATGGCGCTGACGTTGAAGCCGCCGCTGACGACCGCCTCGCGCGACTGCGCGGCCGCGTTCCATTCCGTGGTGCCGCTGACGAGCCCGAGCGTCGTCGAGGACTTGGTCAGCGTGATGTTGTCGGAGCCGAGGACGAAATTCGTCATGATGTCCCAGGTCACGCCGCCATTCTGGTAGCCGATGATCTGGTCACAGTAGTTGATGGCGTCGATCCAGGTCGCGCAATCGCCGAGATAGGCCGGATCCTTGCCGGGCCCGTAGTCGATGTTGAGGATGTAGTCGAGCGCGGCCGCGATCGGGTTGTCCGACCGGATGCCGCTCGGGAAGGCCGCGGCGATCGCCGCGGGAATCGGCGTGTTGTAGTCGGTCGAAGGGCCGCTGGGCGCGAACAGGGTCGGCCGGACCACGTCGCACTGGACGTTGTCGAAGCTGGTGACGGTGCTGCTCGCGAAGCCGTTGACCTCGAGGTAGGCGCAGCGGTTGTAGCCGACCGGGCCCGTTCCGAATGCGATCGGCTGGCCGAGCTTGCCGGTGCCGGTGTTGACGAACACGCCATCCTGCCATGTCGGCGGCAGATTGCGATCGGGCGGGATCTTGCCGTTGACGCGCTGCGGCCGCTGGTCGTTGACGCGCACGGATTCGGGTGGGATCGTGACCGGGCCCCAGCACAGCGCGACGACCTCGCCCATCGTCTGGCCGGTCGGGTCGACGCCGCGGTAGACGATGTTGCCCTTGACCGTCGCCCGGCCATAGACGGCCGACAGGGGCTTGCCGACGAGCTTGGTCGTCGACTTGGAGAATGTCGGTGGCTTCTGCGCGGTCTGGCTGCCGCCGCCGAACAGACCTGAGACGATTCCGCCCATCAGAGGGGTTTCCTGAATGCCTGAAGACAGCGCCGGACGACGGGATAGGTCATCGGGATCTTGGTCACGCCCCGGCGCATGTCCGAGTGGATGATCTCGCCGCGGCCGGCGTAGATCGCGAGATGATCGCCGAGCCCGAGCTCCTTGGCCTTGAACGACATGAGGATGGCGTCTCCCGCCCGAAGTTCCGTCATATTGACCGGCAGTAAGTGCTTAGTTAACAGATGGGACAGCAATTTGCAAGAGGCGACGTGGTCGGGGTTCTCCTTGTCGAAGCGCCAAGCCCTGCTTTCGTAGTAGCCGACCCTGCCCCGCCTGAACTCGACCAGCTCCTGGAACTGCTCCTCCCTGAACTCATAGGCATGGAGGAACAGCCCGACGCAATCGACCTGCCCTGCCCTGCCCTGCGGGCCATAGGGTCGGCCGATCAGTTGCGCCGCCCGGTCGGCCGGGTTAGGCGCTCGTCGTCGAGTTGAGCTGGGGGAAGCCGCCGAAGCGTTTGAAGTTCCCAAGTGCCCTGCACCTTCCGATGGTGAAATTGCAGGCCGTCGCGGATCCCGCGTAGCCACAGTTACGGCCCTTGAAGCCCCCGACCCCCGTCTTGCCCTGGAACCTGCACGTCATGTCCTGCACGAATTTCAGCCCGCGCTGGGAATAGAGATCGAGCGCCGTCTTGCAGTCGAACTCGACCTCGTCGGCAACCGACATCGACGCGATCTGGCCCTTGAAGATGACGTAGGCGGCGCCGGCGATGATGTTGCGGCTGGCGTCGAAGAACGCCTTGTAGGCCGTGATGAAGTAGCCGCTCGGATCGTTGGCGAGCGCCCAGTTGACCATCGCGTTGTCGAGGTTGTCGATCGAGACCTTGTAGGTGTTGGCCTGGAAGTCCTTGGTCAGCTTGACGCCGCTGTAGCTGATGCCCTTGGGCAGCCAGGTATGGCCGTTCCAGGAGACCGCCTGGTCGGAGTCGCAGAAATAGAGGGTCGGCGAGCCGCCGATCTCATAGAGCCTGACCGGCCAGGTCTGGTTCGAGGCGAGCGCCGTCGCGACGGCGGGATCGATAGCAAACATCAGGAGGGTGCATCCTCTACGAGCTTGAGCTTGACCTTGTAGACGCCGCGGCTGTTGGCAATGACCATCTCCCGGTCGAAGGTCGGCTGGTCGAAGGCCACGGTATAGGTGATGCCGGTGTGGTTGTCGGTGAAGGTGAAGGTGGCGTACTCGCCCTGATGCGAGTTGAAGAAGGCCTCGAGCGCCGTCAGCGTCGTCAGGTTGATGGCGTCGTACTCGATCTCGAAATGCTTGAGCGAATTGGTCCAGTTGCGCCGGGCCGAGCGCCGGCCATTGGGCCAGCGCTTGACGGTCGTCTGCCACTCGATGGTCTTCTTGGCCGTCCGGTTGGGCTCGGCGACGGAATTGAGGTCTGCGGGCATGGTTGCGTGTAGTCCTCTAGTTCCTGCGCGTAGGCGCGATCTTGCGCATAGGTCCGCCGTTGCGGTGATCCTGGACCATCACGTTGACGATGGCGGCCGGGTTGCGGGCGATGTGCTTCATCACCTCGTCATGGCTGAAGTAGTTGACGATCTCGGCCTTCGGCGCCGCCATGGACTTGATCATGTAGCCGTCCATGCGGTCGGCTGCGGTGTCGAGATGGCCGCGCTCGAGGCCGGCGTGGCTCATCTTGCTGCGGTGCATGCCGTCGAGCAGGCTGTCCATCTGGTGGTTGGGGATGATGCTGCCGCCGGTGTTCGGCCTGAACAGCTCCGGCCCCTTCTCGCCCACGAGATAGAACTCGCTCGCGTTGACGGGTCCGCCCTCGGCGCGAGCCGGGACTGCTCCACCGAGAGCACCTGCAGCACCGACGGCGGCGCTCGAGGCCGTGACCGAGGCCAGGCCGGCGGTCAGCGCGGCGGCGCCCGTGGCTGCGGCGCCACCCATCGTCGCGACCGAGGCGAAGTAGGCGGCCGGCATCCAGGCCGCGGAGGCGGCGGTCGCGGCCGCGGTCGTCTCGGCCGTCGCCTCGACCAGGCCGGCTGCCTGCAGCGCCCAGGCGATCGCCCGCTGCAGCGCCCAGGTCACGAACATCTGGACGATCTGCCCGATGATGTTCTTGAAGAGGTCCTGGAAGGTCTGCTTGAGCGTCCGGGTGCCGGTGATGAGGCCGGTGATGGCGTTCGAGAACATGCTCGTGAACTGCCCGGTGTCCTTCATCACGTTGTTCTTGAGGTAGGTCCCGAAGTCGACCTGGTAGCTGTTGATCATCTGCTGGAGCTTGAGCTGCTCCTGCAGGGCCTGGACCTTCCTTTCCTCGGCCAGATAGGCGCCGTCGGTCGCCAGCTTGAGCTGGTTGCGCAGGTCGACTTCCTGGGCGACGAGTTTCGTCACCTCGGTCTGGACATAGAGCTGCTGATATTGGCCCGAGCTCTGCAGGGTGATCTTCAGGAGCAGATTGCGGTACTCGTCCTTGAGCTTCTCCATCTCAAGCTGGAGCGTCTGCCGGATCGCCTCCGGGTTGTCCTGGACGGCCCGCTTCAACTGGAGGGTCTGCATCTCCTTGGCGAAGCTGTCGTTGCGCTCCTTGATCAGGGCCGACTCGTAGGCGGGATTGGCATGGGCCCTGAGCTCGGCGATGGCCTTCCGGTGATTGAGCTCCAGAGTCGCGAGCTCCTCCTCGGCCGTCTGGGCGATAACGTCCTTGTCCGTCAGCGCGAGGGCCTGCTGGTCCAGGTCGAAGAGGCGCTTCTTGCCGTCCGCGAGCTTGCCCTGGATCACCATCTCCCGGAGCTGGGCCTCGTTCTTGTTGCCGACCATCGCGCCGGGATCGACCTCGCCCTTGGCGACCAGGAACTTCTCCTTCTCGGCCTCGGCGTTGAAGAGGCGGCGGTTGTAGAGGTAGTTGTAGAGGGCTTCGCTGGCCTTGGTGTAGCCCTCGGTCAGGCTCTTGGCTGCGGCGATCTGCGCGTCCAGCATCTTGCGGATGGGGCTGTCGTCGGCCGCCTCCCGCTTGAAGATGTGGGAGTTGTAGTTGGACTGCAGCTCCTGCTGCAGGAAGCCCCATTCGGCGTTGAGCTCCTTCACGCTCTTATGCATCGCCCCGCCATCTTTCATGAACTCGTCGTGGAGTTCACTCATGGCCTGCCTGGTCGCCCCGAACTGCTCCTTCATGTTCGCCGGCGAGCCGGTGAAGCTGATATGGGAGAGCTTGGTCAGCGTCTCCTCGATGCCGCCGAAGCGGATCTGCTCGGCGACATCCCGCAGGCCGCTCATCTTCTCGTAGATGCGGATGAAGGCCTGCGTGACATCGCTGTTGAGGTAGTCGGTCAGCTTGCGGAACTTGTCGGTGATGGTGTCGATCGCGTAGTCCTTGCCGAGGACGTTGAAGTTGTGGATCAACTCCTCCATGCCGGCATTCATCTGCGTCGGCGTCAGCTCGCGGAGCGCTGGCTCCTTGTCCTCGGCCATCGCCTTGATGAGGCCCTGCGCCTTCTCCATGTCGGCGAGCAGGCCCTTGAATTCGCCGCCCTTCTCGCGCGCCGCCTTGAAGATCCTGTCGAGGGCGTCGGCCGCGCTGCCGGATGACTCCGAGGACTGTTTCTCGATGCCCGTCTTCTTCTGCAATTGCGCGATATAGTCATCGAGCAGCGTGATCATTTTGCGGTAGCCCTCGGTCTCCTTGTCCGTGGCTCCGCTGCTCTTCATGGTGTCGAGGATTGCAGCATAGTTGGTCCGCATTTCGGTAAGCTGCTGGATGGCCTTCTGGGCCTCGGCCGGATCGGAGATGCGGTTCATCACCCCGTCCCAGACGCCGTTCAGCATATGGAGCTGGCCGCCGAGGTCCCCGATCTCGCTCTTGAGGCGGCGCATCTGCTCTGCCTGGCCGTCGAGCGCATGCTTGATGCCCTCACGGGTCGGCAGCAGCCAGGAACCCGGATCGAACTTGTAATTCTTCTGGTCGGCGGCGAGGGCGGCGAGCTTCTCGTCGAAGACCTTCTTCAGGACATCGAGCTTGTCCGTGGCCGCGTTATGGGCGTCGGTGATGATCCGCGCCATCGCCATGGGAAGCTGGCCGAAGTTGACCAACATATGGTTGAGGTCGGCGCGGGTCATGAAGTCGTCGAGATGCTTCATGTCCTCGAGGGCGAGCCTGAACGGGTCGAAGATGCCCTTGAGGCCTTCGTCTTTTGCGGCGTCCTCCATCGCCCGGATGCGACCAATCAGGGCGTCGATCTCGGGGGCAAGCTCGATGCCGGTGATGACCGCGACCTTGCCGGCCGTGCCGAACGCCAGGAGGCCGATGATGCCGACCGTCTGCATCTCGGGCGGCAGCTTTTGGAAGCTGCTCCAGAGCTCCGCGCCGACCGATGTCAGCATCGAGACGATGGGCTGGATATCATCCCAGATCTGGGCGGTGCCTTTCGCGATCCTCTCGAATCCGGCCTCGAACTTCTCCGCGAACTCCTTCGGGTCCATGCCCTTCATGACTTCGCGCAGCTTGGCGTTGATCACGTCGAGCAGGCCGGCGAAATACTGGTTCAGCCCGCTCTCGCTCATGAACTTGCCGATATCGTACTGGAAGAAGTTCTGCAGGTTGACGAGCTGGCCGGTGATCTGGGCCTTCTGCGCCTCGGCAAACCTGTTCATGCCCTCCGTGCCGGCCACCCACATCGCGACGAATTCCTTGTCGTCGATCGACTTGGAGTGGATCAGCTTCTGGATCGTCGACCAGGTGATCTCGGTCTCGTTGCGCAGGTTGGCGAAGGAGTTCTTCACCTTGTTGGCGCCCTGCACGATGATCAGCATCGCGTTCGGCAGGGCGTCGCCCAACTGCCGGCGGAGATGCTGCATGGACAGGGCGTTCTCGGCGATGATTTCGCGCAGCGCGATGAACACGCGGGTCATCTGCTCATTGGTCGAGCCCATCAGCACGCCGGCGCCGATGGTGTTGACGATCATCGCATTGATGTCGCTCAGCGCGATCTTGTGGGCGATGAGCATGGGCGACATCTTGGCGAAGGTATTGGCAAGCTTGTCGAACGAGACGCCCATCTTCTCGGCCTGGCCGGCGAGCATATTCATGAGATCGCTGGTCGACGCATTCTGATACCCGAGCTCCTGCATGGAGTTCGAGATGACGGCGATCTTGCGGTGCAGGTTGGTGTAGGCCTCGCCGACCTCGAAGACCTTCTTGGTCACATCGACGGCGAGCGCGGCCCCGAGGCCGATCCCGAACAGCTCGAGGGCCTTGTTCGACTCGGCGACGGTGGCGGTGAAGCCCATGACGGCAGTTTCGGCAATGCCAAGGCCCTTGATCAGACCGGAGTTGTCCGTATCAAGGACCGTGATGAGCCTGCCAACGTAGTCGACCATCCTCGATTGCCCTTAGAGTGGGAAAAGAGCCTTGAGCTTGTCGCGGCCCTGCTTGGAGATCTTCTTCTGCTCGGCGATCAGCGGCGTGCCGAGCGCCTGCTTGTAGTTCTCGACGATGCCCTCGACATGCTCGCCGCCCATCGTCGCGGCATGCACCGGCATGATGGCCAGCGCCTCGTCGGCGCGAATGCGCTCGACCATGCTGTTGAGCATCCAGAAAGCGCGGATCGGGAGCGCCATCACGGCCTCGTAGGCGAGGCCGTAGAAGCGCATGAGGCGGGCGAAGTAGAAGCCGAAATCGAACTGGAGCAGCTCGTATTCCGGCTCCTCACCTACTCCCCCGACTTCTGACCCTCCGGCTTGGCGTCGTCGCCACGGATAAAGCTGAGCAGGGCCTTGAGCTGGTTGGTGTCGAGCGACACGAGCTCCTCGCGGGAGGCGTCGGCGACGAATTCGAGGACCTGACCGATCAGCAGTTCGACCTGATCCCGCTGCGTGGCCCCGCGAAGCTTGGCCTCGAAGTCATCGGCGGTGAGGAACTGGTGGACGGTCATGCCGCTGACCGTGCGCTCCTTGCCGTTGATGATGACGGAGCGGGTGGTCTTGAGGCTGTCGAGGTTCAGAACCTGGGTCATGAAGCACCTATCTGATATGAGTTAGAGCAGCGGGCGGCACCATGCCGCCCGCTGTAGAGTAACCGCTTACGACACTTAGCCGTTGCCGAAAGCCGCGATCCGGTTGCCGTTGAGCGTGTCCGGATAGCCCTTGAAGGTCACCTCGTAGACGCGCTCGGCCGCGAACTCGTACTTGAACGAGAAGTTCGGGCTGATGCCGGCGAGGTAGACGATGAAGTCGCCGTCGGTCACGAGCGGGTCGACGCCCGTCGGGTGCAGCTTGAGCAGGGCCGAGATCTGCAGCAGGTCGGTGTTGATGCCAGAGGTGATCGTCACCGCAGACGCAACAGCCTGGAAGGTCAGGGCCTCGCTGTCGGCAATGGGCGCCACCAGGCCCGACGCGCCGTCGAAGTCGGCGACGAAGCTCAGGGTGCTCGTCCCGGCGTTCCAGCCCGTGATCTTGTAGACCGAGGCATGGCCGGCGAAGCTGAACTTCCCGCCCGCCACCGGCGTGCCGGTGCCGGCATGGAGGACCACCGACTTGACGCCCACGGCATAGCCGCCGGCGTGGTTGACGGAGAACCCGGTCGGGGCTGCCCCGCCGGTGCTGATGGTCGACTGCGGCATCGTGTTGTGCAGACGCACGAGGTCGGTCTCGGCCATCGGCACCTTCACCATGACGGTCGTGCCGGTGATGATTTCCTTGATCGGGGTCTCGCCGAACTGGTCGACCTTCGCCTCGTAGGTCGTGGTCTTGATCTCGACCGAGACGCCGCCCTTGGTCGCGCCGAGATCCAGCCCGCCATAGGTCACGTCGCAAACCCCGATCTCGACCTTGCTCGTTGTAACTGCCATTTTCCTTACTCCTCAGATCGAGCGCCAGGTGGCGCTCAGGTTCACGACAAACGTCTCAAACACGGCAATCTCTCTGCCGAACTGCATTGGCTGGCCTTCGGCGCAAATCTCGTAGAAGTACGCCGACCCAACGACCTGGTGGACCGCTGGGAAGAGCGCGACGAGCTGGTCGGCCAGGTCCTTGCTCGCCGCGTATTTCGCCGCCCGGATCACCGCCTGGAACTTGATGCGGATGATGCCCGGCAGATAGGGGTCGACGGGGCCGCCATACTGGCGCAGCAGGATTCCCGTCGTCGCATCGAGAGGCAGCGAGCCGGTGAAGATCACCTTGCCCCGCATCCCGAGCCCGGAGTTCTCGAGGAAGAGCGCGACGTTATCGAGGCTCATGTCTCTTTCACCGTCGCCAGCGCTTCCGCAATCTTCTGGTGAATGCGGGTCTGGGCCACCCGCATCACCGCATCGAACGCCCGTTGGAGGAACTTCCAGCCGACGCCCGTTCCGTAGTGCGGGGTGCCGGTGTTCTTCTCCAGAGATCCCTTGCCGAGGTTGTATGGATAGCCCTCGACGATCCCCTCATGCATGGCGACCGCGTAATCGAAGCCGTTGTGGTAGACCGGCCCGACGGTCACATAGGCCCGGATCCGATCCGGCTCGTTCTCGACCACGGCTTCGTGGCTATTCTCCAGCGCCCCGGTGTCAAAGGGCGCCCGCGCCTTGCTGCCCTCCAGGATCTCGTCGTTGAGGGCGACCGTCTCTTCCCGGCTCGACTCCCGCACGACCGTCCTGGTCTCGGCGAGCTTCGCGAAAAGCCCGCCCTGTCCCGTCACCCTGGCCGAGATCCCCATCAGGGCACCTGCTCGGTCGGCTTAACGGAGCAGAGGACCTCGATCGTGAGGACCTCGCCCTCGGTATTCGTCCGGTCCAGGAGCTCCTGGACCGCGTAATCCACACCGCCGATCCGCAGGATCGTGCCCACGTCGACCGGCGCATTCGGCAGGACCGGCATGTAGACCGAGATCCCGGCCTTCAGCGACCTGGCCCCCGCCTCCATCACCTCGACCCGGCGCCGGCGAACCCTGCCCGTCGTCGGGACCGCGGTCGTCGCCGTGGTCACGTCCCCATGGACATCCCGTCCCGTCACGGCGAAGACCAGGATCGGGGTCGAGAGCCAGGGAGCCTGGAGCGCGGTCGGATAGCGGAGCGACATGCGTTTCAGCCGTGCCTTAAGTCAGCGCTTAGTATGCAAGCGACTGGCCCAAATGTCAAAACGGCCAGCGGGGAAGGGGTCAGGCGGCCTCCCGCCTGTCGCCAGGGTTCACTGACCTTCAACCCGACCCCTTCTACCGGCCGTCGCCGGATCTCATGGGCCGATTTCGGGCCCCTGGAGACGCGCTGTGCTCGAAAGCGCTCTCTGACGCTCGACTGTCGCAGCGCTCGTCAGCGGGCTTCCTGGGTGCCCTGGCGACGCCTTCTAAAGCGTCACTCGCAAGCTGTGATCGTGCCCGTGCAGTCGGCGCTGTCGCGGTGAATGCTGAGGTTCTCGCCGGCCGGGACGCCGATCAGGTACTCGACGTTGGCGGCCAGAATGGCGTCGGAGGTGCCGGCGGTCGCCGCCACGCCCACCTTGAAGCGGGCCTGGGCCAGGACGATGACACGGTACATCGTGCCCTCGTTGATGTTGCCATCCTTGGGCTCGGGCGAGGTCGTGTGGACCTCGGGGGAGCCGGAGGTGAGAGTGAAGGCGGTCGTTGCGCCGCTGTAGATCCACTCGTGGCTGGGAGCGCCGGAGCGCGAGTCGCGGAAGAGGCGGGACATGTCGTTTTCTCCTTTAGAAGCGGCCAACGCGCTTGGTGCGCGGGTAGAGCTCGACCCACCAGGCCAGGATTTCCTTGGCTTCGGTGCAGACGGCGCCCCGGTAGCCCTTGAACTCGAGCTCCGAGCCGGACAGGGCCCGCGTCATGCTGATGCCGTCCCGCGCCATGTCGCGGACCTGGGTGCCCCGCAGGATGTACATGGCCTGGGCAGCCTGGGCCTCCTTGACGCGGGGCGGGAAGCGGGTGTCGTCGAACGGCGGCTCGTTGATGAGCCCGAAATCCATGTTGAACTCGTAGTCGCGGGCCTGGTTGAGGCCGCGATCGGTGCGCCAGGTCAGCC